TTCTTGCAAATATTTATTATAGTGGTTTTAGATACGTTGAACATTTTAGCTATTTTGTTATGAGATAATCTTTTATTGTTTCTTATATCTCTTATTTTATTAGCAATTTCATTGTTTATCTTTCCAGTATATAAATTTGATTTGCTTCCTTTTCTAATTCTCAATAGACCAAGCCTTGATGCTTCTTTCGAGTTATGTGATAAAGTACACCATTCAAGATTGCTGTAGTGGTTGTTTAATTTATTTCCATCTATATGATTTAATATATTAAAGCTAACGTTGTATTTGTTGACAAAATACATGCCAACTAATCTATGAATAGATATGGATTTATATTTTCCGTTATTACATAGATTTACGTAATAATATCCACCTCTGTTTATTCTTTTCTTTAATATCGTTTTTTTATTTCCTTTAAAAGATATAACCTCACCTTCACAAGAAATAAAATAGTCTCTGTCGTAACCTTCTATTTCTTTTAATCTATTCATTTTTGCTTGTTATTTAATTAGTTCTAAAATGTCAAATATCTGTTGCTCTTACCTACTGAGCTAAGGGAGCGTTTGCCCGTCTTCCCGGGCCGCCAACATTATGAACCGCCATGTCGTCACCGTCACATTCCACATGATTTCGTGGAACCTCCACCTCGATAAATACTCTTTGGACTCATTTCGGATTTACCATACCCTCTTTATCTACTACTCTATCGGCTTTCCCATCTTCGGACAGGCCCGACATCCGTCCTCGATTCGGATAGAGTGGTGCGTTCATTGATACAAGACTGTGGATGGGCGGGGATTCCAACCCCGATGCGTCTATTTACGCTGGCTCAATGTCTACCCATCCGTTTGCCGGGGAATCCCACCCCGGCACAGTTTAAGCAAAACTAATATTCCTGATTGCCTGCCTCACGGCGGTATATTAAGGTCTTGGAAGCTTTATTACACATAAACATTCAAACAGTGCTAATGCGGTAGCCGGGGGAACTCGCACCCCCTGTAACCCTCAATGATTACAAGATAAACCGGACTTTCACCGGACGTACGCCTTTGTCGTACGGATATGCATATAATACTAAACTGTTAATGGTTCGCTACCTACCCTAGCCATTTCCTAGGGTGGAATTCTTCTTTCTTTCATTGCGATCAAACTTGGTTATTAATAGGTCTATAGGTTTTGTTCATTTTTCTTCCTCTATATATTTACTGTTAGCTCCCCCACAACCTCCAACGGTTTCGAACCCGAATCGTAGACGGGTAGGGGATTTTATCGTACCCCCTCCATGATGGTTAACCAATGCCGCCGCCGGCATAACACCAAAAGGAAACATGGAGGATCTTATAATGTAAGCTATATCCCATCGTGGGTCACGGCGCATATATCGCTATCACGTTACCTTGATATAGCCGGGAACCTCACGACGTTGAAGGCGTCGCTGCGTTCCGGGTCACAATATGTCAAAGATCTTTTAGTCACCGGGGTGGGGTTCGAACCCACGGGGTATTTCTACTCCTCTTTAGGAGAGAGGGACGCTTCCTGCTACGTGCTACCCGGCGTTAGCCCACCTATTTCAAGGTGGCGTACTTGATACAATCCCAAGCGTTACAAAACCATTTGCCGTTTTGAGATTTCGTTGGTTTGTTACATCTTATGAGCCCTTTTCCTACCAAGTCGTAGAGTCTTCCCCGTCCTCCTACGATGGAGGCCGCTGTCCTTTGTCCAAAAGTTTTGTCGTTAAGGACTATTTTTAATGCTTCCTCGTTTATCATACCGTTTATTTTAATCTGGTAACTTCTATACTATCAATCCTTCCAGCGACAGATGTCCTAAATAAATATCCCTTCTTTTTTAATCTGGAGATCGTATAGATGATACTTCGAGGATTGATATCCTTGTTTAGAAACTCTACCGCTGTCCCTAATGGGATGGATAATAGCGTGTCTGTTACTGAAATTCTTGTTTTAATTGTGTCATTCATATTCTTTTTACTATATTTGCTCATTACAACTTTTTAGTTGCGTCTGTTTGTTTGCGTTGTTGTTTTATGATGCAAATATAATGCAATTGCATTAACTAGAGAAATATTAAGTGGTAATTATTAATGCTTTTGCATTAATTAACTATGATCGATATATGGAGACAATTAATGATAGGATTAAACTTGTTGTAGATGAACTATTTGGAGGTAATATTAGTGCGTTTTGTCGTAGTGCTGGAATAAAACAACCTACTATTAATACAATATTGGGAACTCGCCAAAGCAAGCCTTCGTATGATGTTATTAATGCAATAGCATCATCTGGGCTAGGAGTGTCTTTGGAATGGTTAGTCACAGGGTATGGCGAAATGAAAAGAGCGGAAGATGTGAAGGATGAGGCTAGAGAGATACCCTTGGATACAGATAAAGGGGAGTTTCTGATGGAAAACAATAACGGTGTTAAGTTTCATGATTTAGGGAATGGTCGTTACCGTATGACCGTCAACAAGGTTCCATTTTGCGCTTATGGCAGGTTCGCTAACGAGGGTGACCGGCTTGATCCTGACAATGAGGATTGGGAAACTGAGTCTTTCGAGTGGGATCGGATTGTCCATGGGAGATATTTGGCTTTTGAGGTCAAGGGCGATAGCATGGATAACGGGACGAGAGAAAGTTTCGAGGAAGGGGATGTGGTCCTCGTGAGGGAATTGGATAAATCACATTGGAGAGACGGGCTACGATATAAGGATTATCCTTACTGGGTGGTCGTGTTCGGTACGTCTGTTCTTATTAAGCAAATGACGGATTGTAATTTGGATAATGGCATGATCACGTTGCACTCACTAAATCCATCGCCGGAATTCTCTGATTTCTCTTTACCGCTGGACAACGTGAGGGCATTATATTATGTATTGCAGAAAAAGCCGAGGGTCGTGAAATTCTGACGAGAAAGCGATGCGCGAAAAAGACGTGATGTTCTTTAGCGTATCCTTGCCCTGTTAAAACGTGATGATAAATATATGATGTATAAATAGATACGCTACAAAATGGAGGAATACTTCTAAGCTGTGGGTCCTGGGTTCGAATCCCAGCCCGATCACGAGGGAGATTCTAAAAGAGTCTCCCTTTTTTGTGTCATAACTTCGTTGGCAAAGTATCTTAGGTGCGTGAGCCGATGTACTTAAGATACTTTTTTGGGGGGAGGGATCGACAAGAGGTTCTTTCTTTTTCCGACTGTGTCTTGTCCTGAAATAGCTTGACACTTTTAAGGGGCTAAAAAGTATAGAAATGATCAAAAGAAAGCCCAAAAGAGTGTTCACGGAACCCTTTAAATTATCCGTGTTACGCGAGTATTACAGTAGCGGAATGAGCAAGTATGCGATAACGAAGAAATATTCTTTGAGCCCTCCTTGCATATATAGATGGCTAAAAGAATACCCAGTGGGATCGGACCAGTTACCTTTGCCATCAGAAACAAAAGAGAGGTTACAGATGGTTCCCAAGCAATCGGATTTGACAGATATGGAGTCCCTTCAAAAGCGCATAGAGGAATTGCGTCGTTCTTTGGAGCTGGAGAAGATGCGTAGCCGTGCCTTCGAGAAGATGATAGAGATAGCGGAAGAGGAAGAAGGCATCAGTATATTCAGAAAAGATGGTGCCAAACAGTAACGGCGTTACGTGAGGAGTATCCCCATGAGAGTGTGGCTACCCTTTGCGGGCTGTTTGGAAAGAAACGCCAATGGTATTACGCGAACATGAAGGCGGATGTATCGGAGAGACAACGCGTCAAGCTTCTTGCTGACATGATAGGCTATTATCGTCTTTGTTGTCCCCGTATCGGAGGTTTCAAGCTGTTCCATTTACTGGAAAAGGATTTGGGACATGCTGTGACCCTCGGGCGAGACTCGTTCTTAAAGGTTTATGAATCAAAAGGCTTTAAGCTCAATCCCAACAAACGTAGGCGTACGACAGACTCCAATCATGTCTATAAAAGGTACCCCAATCTTATCAAGGGAAAAGACGCGCGGTATTCCAACCATATATGGGTGTCGGACATCACGTACGTGTGGATATTGGGGGACGTGTTGTACTTGCATCTTGTCACCGACGCCTATTCGCACGCCGTATTGGGCTGGTGCCTATCCGACAGTCTCAGCGCCTCGCATACGACAGAGGCCTTGCGCATGGCGATCCGGATCGCCGGAGGCGGCAACCTTTGCGGTACCATACACCACTCGGACAGGGGGTCACAATACGCCAGCGAGGCTTACGTCAGCTGCCTCATGGAGCATCACATACGGATAAGCATGACAGAAGGATATGAGCCGACAGACAACGCCATGGCGGAAAGACAGAACGGGATCTTCAAGGTCGAATGGATATACGAGCAGGAAATGTACAGGGATAAAGAACAGGCGATCAATGAGATCAATCGTATGATTGACTTTTATAACAACCGAAGACCTCATATGAGCATCGGAATGGAGTGCCCGATGGAGGTGTATAAAGGCAAACTGCCGGGGAAAAATCTTTGGCGAAAAAGACCCTGATTCTTTTTGATTCCTTACATTTGTACGCCGAGAATATGGATCACTCTGGTATATCCATTGTCCATTCTTGATGACAGGCTTTTTGGTAGGCTTTATCAGAGAGTGACAAGTAAGCCAGGAGGATCATGAGTTTATTGACAAGTAAAGTTGTTTAACTACCCCAAAAGTGACAAGTGATTTTAGGAATGGACAGGATTGAGGAATATGCCGTAAAAGTAAGTACTACTTACTTGGTCATTTAATATATACTGCAAGTGGCATAGAAGATATACTGTCCTTTCCACGGGTTTCTACCAAGCTGGCATTTAGGCTGATTTTAGAACTTCGTAGCATAAAAAAATCCCCCGCAGAAGGGCGAGGGAACCTAATGTTTTCACAACGGAATAATCCTTATTGTGATTTGCTTCATTTTAGTATGACAAATATATGAAATGGAATGCTTGCGTGCAAGTGTTTCTGAAATAAAATTTTTATATTTGGGAAAATGTAAAGATAACATACTATGAAAAGGATTTTAGGCTTGGATTTAGGGACAAATAGTATAGGGTGGGCGTTGGTGAACGAAGCTGAAACAGATGAGGAAGTCTCGTCAATCATCCGATTAGGTGTGAGAGTAAATCCTTTGACAGTAGATGAAACGCAGAACTTTGAAAAAGGGAAAAGTATCACTACAAATGCGGAAAGAACTCTTAAAAGAAGTATGCGCCGTAATTTGCAGCGATATAAATTACGTCGTGATGCGTTGGTTGAATTTTTGAAAGAGCTGGGTTTTATTACCGACGAAACTATCCTTTCGGAACAAGGAAACAGAACTACGTTTGAAACCTGTCGTTTACGGGCTAAAGCTGCTGAAGAAGAGATTTCTTTAGAGGAACTATCCCGTGTCTTATTGATGATTAATAAAAAACGTGGATATAAAAGTAGTCGAAAGGTAAAAAAGGAAGAAGATGGAGTTTTGATTGATGGAATGGAGATTGCTAAAAAGCTGTATGAGGAGGATTTGACTCCGGGGCAACTTTGTTCGCAGTTACTTGAATCGGGCAAGAAAGTTTTGCCAGACTTTTACCGTTCTGATTTGCAAGAAGAGTTGGATAGAATATGGAGTGTTCAAAAGCAATTTCATCCTGATGTTTTCTGTGATGCCGCCAAAGAAGAAATCAAAGGAAAAAACAGAAGCCAGACATGGGCTATCTTGGCTAACTATTTTGTTTGGAAAGAAGAAGTGGTTGGCTGGAATGACAGAGAAGCAAAGAATGAAACGATAGAAAAAGAATGTAAACTTGTCGGTCTTAAACGGACGACTAAGGGGTATGAACTGAAAAAGGAAAATTATCGTTGGCGTGCGCAAGCTCTTACTGAACAATTAGGTTTGGAAGAGATAGCCGTAGTCTTGCAAGAGATCAATGGTCAGATAAATGCGTCTAGTGGTTATTTGGGAGCCATTAGTGATAGGAGCAAAGTGTTATACTTTAATCATCAAACGGTCGGACAGTATCAGATGGCTGAGTTAGACAAGAATCCCCATGCAAGTTTGCGCAATATGGTATTCTATCGGCAGGATTATTTGGATGAATTTGATAGAATTTGGGAAAAGCAGGCAGAATTTCATAAGGAATTGACAGCTGAATTGAAAAAAGAGATTCGCGATATGATCATCTTTTACCAACGACGTCTGAAAAGTCAGAAAGGCTTGATTAGTTTCTGTGAGTTTGAAAGGTTGGAGATTGTAGTAGAAAAGGATGGAAAGAAACAGACCAAAGTCATAGGATGCAAGGTGATACCTCGTTCGCATCCATTGTTTCAGGAATTTAAGGTATGGCAGACATTGAATGACATAAAGGTATTGGGAAGAGAGAAGAAAAGAAATGCTTTGTCGGCAAGCGAAAGTAGGGCTTTGTATCCAGAAGAAAAAGAAATACTGGCAAGAGAACTTGCGATAAAAGAAAACATGAAGAAAGCAGATGTGTTGAAGCTCTTATTTGAAAATCCACAGGAATTGGATTTGAACTTCAAACAAATAGATGGAAATCGTACTGGGTTTTCTCTCTTTTCTGCCTATAGCAAAATGATAGAAAAGTATGGCTACGAACCGTTGGATTTTAAGAAACCAGCAGATGAGATAATCGGACAGCTAAGAACTATCTTTACCGATTTAGGTTGGAATACGAATCTGTTTACCATTGACTTAACCAAAGAGGGGAAAGAGCTCGAGATGCAACCTTATTTCAGACTTTGGCATCTGTTGTATTCTTTTGAAGGAGATAATACGTCGACCGGTAACGGCAAACTGATTGAAAAGATCATGCAACTTTGCGGAGTTGAGAAAGAATATGCTGTAGAGCTAGCCAGTCTTTCGTTTCAAGATGATTACGGAAGTTTGAGCGCGAAAGCCATCAAAAGGATTTTACCCTATTTGAAAGAGGGTAATCTGTATGATGTGGCTTGTGAATATGCCGGTTATCGTCATTCCAAATCTTCACTGACTAAGGAGGAGATAGAAAATAAGGTTTTAAAGGGCAAGCTGGAGGTTCTTCCTAAAAACAGTCTCCGAAATCCGGTGGTTGAAAAGATTTTGAGTCAGATGGTGAATGTAATCAATACAATCATTGATACGTATGGAAAACCTGATGAAATCCGAGTGGAATTGGCTCGTGAATTAAAGAAGAGTGCCAAAGAACGTGAGGAACTGACGAAAGCTATCGCAAAGAGTACCCGTGAGCATGAGGAGATCCGTAAATTGTTGCAAGATGAATTTGGTATGATGAACGTGAGCCGCAATGATATTATCCGTTACAAACTTTATGAAGAGTTGAAAGATAATGGATATAAAACATTGTATTCCAATCAATATATACCTAAAGAAAAGATTTTCAGTAAGGAGATAGATATAGAACATATTATTCCACAATCCCGTCTTTTTGATGATTCTTTATCTAACAAGACATTGGAGTATAAGGCTATTAATATAGAAAAGGGAAATAAGA